GAGCCGATTGACTTCGGCTGGCTCAACAACGGCTTGAAGGAAGACGATGCGGCAATCGTGGCCAAGTGCGAAGCAGCACATCCGCCGCATAAGCGCACCGATATTGACATTGGCCCGCGCCACCGTGGGATGAACCATGTCGTAACGTGCGAGACGTGCGGGTATGTTTACCACTATGACAGCAGCGATTAAGAAGAAGATGATGGACGAACCGCGATACTGCGTGACGTGTAAATGGTACTTTCCGGGTACGCCGAGCGATTGCCGTGCGCCCGAAAACGTCGGTGTTAACCTAGTGACCGGCGAGGCTATACCGGGCCGCTATTCCGCTGCTACCAATCGAGAGTTTGAGGTGCGCGGCTGTACGAAATAGGGCAAATGGTGGACTGCCAAGGAGGCGCAATAATGGAATGGAACGACCGCATTAAGACGATTGCGGCCATGCGGGAGTATGGTGGCAGCTTCGTCAAGCGATTGGCTGAGGCATGGCAATGCGCTGATGAGGATAATAGCGCGAAGATCGAGGCCGCTTGGCCTGAATACATCGCAAAATACCGACAGATGGCAGTCCCACGGGAGGATGCATGACGAACGCGAGGCAGGAAGTTGCAGTGGTCGAGCAGGGCGGCGCGGTTGCCGTGCCGGAGTCAATCAGCCTGCTCCAAGTAATAGAGCGTGCCTCACGCGATCCGAACGTCGATATAGACAAGATGGAGCGCCTGATGCAGATGCATGAGCGCATCGTCAAGAGCAAAGCGGAATCCGACTTCAACGACGCCATGACGGCCTGCCAACGCGAGATACGCACTATCGGCGCAGACGCTACCAATCCGCAGACGCGCAGCAAGTATGCGAGCTACGCCCATCTGGACGGCATTTTGCGCCCGATCTATACCAAACATGGTATCAGCATCAGCTACGGCACTGAGGACACGCCAAAGGCCGAAACCGTGCGCGTCATCGCTCATGTGGCACGCGGCGGCTACACGCGGAAATATCAGGTTGACATGCCAGCGGACGGCAAGGGGGCCAAGGGCGGCGACGTGATGACCAAGACGCACGCGACGGGGGCTGCAATTGCCTACGGATCGCGCTACCTGCTGAAAAGCATTTTCAACGTCGCGGTAGGCGAGGACGACCAAGACGGCAACGCGCACAGTGATAAGGTGCTATCCGAAGGCGCCAAGGCTGACTTCCTCGCAGCCATTGAAGCGTTGACAGACATGCCAGCCGCCGAGGCGCTTTGGAAGTCCATCAGCGCGGCCTGCACCAAGGCGGGGGATGTGCCTAGCCATGACGAACTGAGAACGGCGATGGCCGCCAAGCGCAGGAGCCTGCCGAAATGACCGACGACATCGAGCGCGGGCTTGCGGAGATGGACGCGGCGATTGCCAAGGAATCTACTGCGGCGACAGCAGAACAAGGGACGGCGCAATGGTTGCAGGAGCGAGTAGGCCACTGTACCGCCAGCCGGTTCAAGGACGTGATGGACTTCACCAAGGCGGGCAAGGAGGGGGCCAAGCGGGCAGGATACCGCATGGAGCTTGTGGTCGAGCGCCTGACCGGCAGCGCGACCGAGCATTACGTCAACGACTTCATGGCTTGGGGCAGCGAGCAGGAGCCGCGCGCCGTGATGGCCTACGAAGCGCATACCGGAGTCATGGTCGAGCGCAAGGGCTTTATCCATCACCCTACCGTCAAGATGTGCGGCGGCAGCTTGGACGGCTACGTGTGCGCTGACGGCATCATCGAAGTGAAATGCCCTAGCACCAGCACGCATATCAACACGCTGCTTGGTGCCGAGTGCGAGCATCTGCCGCAGATCATGGGATATCTATGGATCACGGGCAGGCAATGGGCGGACTTCGTTTCATATGACCCGCGCCTGCCAGATGGCCTGCAACTCTACGTGCAGCGGATTGAGCGCAATGACGATTACATCGCGGAACTGGCCGGCAACGTGCTGACGTTTCTCGCGGAGGTTGCTGACATGGAAACCAAGCTGCGGGCGATTGCAAAGCAGGCAGCATAACCGAACCCGCAGCGCAGATGCCGTAACCCGCGAGGGCCGGGCGGAACCTTAGAACCGCACAGACATCTGCGAGGCGGGCCATACAGGAGCGAATATGGACGTTGTGAGATTAATCGGCACCGAGGACGTAATTCGCGCCGGCCACGCGATGAAAGGTGCAGCCGATACGATGCTCGCCGCAGCGCGCAACATGGACTCGGCGCTGGCCGCGCATCAGCGATTCATGGACGATTGGCTGCAACGATTTGAGGCCACGATGGAGAGGGCGAAATGAGCCAATTTGTAAATAACGAATGGTTCGAGGTTGAGCAGTGCTGCAATTGCGGAATGTCGTTCGCAATGACGGCAGATTTTAAGAGGCGTCGGCTTAAAGACCGCGCGCTTTTCTACTGCCCGGCGGGGCACCCTCAACACTATGTCGGAAAGACGGAAGAACAGAAACTAAAAGAAGAATTGGAGCGCAGGCAACAAATGCTAGACGCCGCGCAAGCTAGGGCTATAACCTCCGAACGCGACAAAGAACAAGTTTTGAAAGCTCACAAGAGAATGAGGGTGCGCGTAATGAATGGCGTATGCCCGTGCTGCAATCGAACATTTCAAAATCTGATGAGGCACATGAAATCAGAGCATCCTGACTTCAAAGAAACTATGAAGCTATCAACGCTTCGGGCAGCGTTCGGCATGAACCAAGCCGCTGTAGCCAAAGAGGCTGGCGTTAATGCGGTGTATGTTTCTCTATACGAGAGAGATAGGCCAATGGCCGCGTACGCAAAGGAGAGGCTCGATAATTGGGTTAAGCGTCATAACGCAAGGACATTGCCATGACCAAGACTGAGGCGGCGGTCGTGCGTTGCCCAACATGCAGGCAGGATATGCGATGCGCGCCGCGAACTGGCTCCAGCAAAAAGGATTGCCCACAATGCGGCCAAGGATTGAGCAAGGCAACTGCGGCAAGGATATTCAAGGCCAAAGCCACGAAGCCGAAAGGACGGAAATGACCGCCGACCGCATTGCCGAACTGGAATCAATGCTTGAGTCGCAGTGTGCTGCGTATATCGTCTGCGACAGGCTGAGAGAGAACGAAAAGGCGCGTAGCAGAACACTTGTGAACGCCGCTGTTATTGCTACTGAACGCGCCGAGAAAGCCGAAGGTGCGCTCGCAGCCGCCCCAACCGAGCGCCTCTGCACTTGCGGCTATCATCAAGATGTGGCGATGACTGCTCATACAGAAACGTGCGGTCTATACAAAGCCCCAACCGAGCGCCGGGTGGTGCAACAACGAAAATCATTCGACCCCGACACAAAGTATGCGCGTCGCCGTGCGATATATGACCGCCGCACAGCCGCACCGAACACTGACCCGGCAACGCTAAAAGCAATTGATTACTGCAAGACGCACACCCCACCTGCTGCACCCGAACCGTTCGTTGATCCGTTTCAGGATGCGATTGACAACTTTGCGCAACGCGAAGCCCAAGCCCGGCAAGCTCGCGGAGAGGGTGAGCCGGGAGATGCAATCTTGGCACACCCGGAGAGTAATGCTGCGCCTGACCCGTCGCCATATAGCATCACCGGAGCGCAGCATTTCAATATGGAGAACACGCAGGTGGTGACGAAGCCGAGCAAGCTGACTAAATATACAGAGCCGTGGACTGCCGAGACTATATATGACGTATCAGAAAAGGTGTGGACTGCCGGAATAAACTGGTCAACGTGGGGGCATAAAGTGCAGATTCACGGTAACACACAGGAAGAAGTTGAGTCGATGCGAGATGAGATATTGAAACTGTATCTGCCCGTTGCTTCGAGCAAGAGCACGCTGCCGCTGAGTACGAAAGCCATAGAATTTCGTCTCGCATGGATTAATGAGCGCATCAAAAAGGATACTGAGGCTAATATTCGAGATGGCGTCATGCATGGATATAGAGACGCACTTAATCAGGCACTGCGCGCGATTGAGCTTGAGCGTGTGCAGAATCATCTGATCGCAAAGGGCCGTAAGCTTGAGCGCGAAAACGCGGAACTGAAAGCGAGAATGAAATGAGTGCTTACATTATCCGTTGGTGCGGAATTCATGGCGACTGGGACGATGATGTAGACCACCCCGCCGAGTGGTGCCCAACATGTATAGAGCAAGGGCGATACAAGACACGCGATCAACTCGAACGCGAACTCGCCGCCTACCAAGCGGAGATGCCGGAAGCGCCGGTTGAATACACTCTGCACACGCGAACAGTCGACCCAGTGCAAGTGGTGCCAAAGACTGACTACGACGCCCTCGCCAAGCACTGCGCGAGGCTGACGGTGTTTCTCGCAGATGCAAGGAAACAGATCGCCACCGAATATGTGCGCGGTCGTGAGCATGAGCAAAACGCTAGGGTAGAAGTAGAAAACGCGCACATCAAATCTTTGCAGGAACAACTTACCCACTGCGCGAGGCAGGCGGTTGAGCTTGAGGCGGCGAGGAACGAAAGTCATGACGCGCACTTATCCTGTGTAGCAGCAGAGGAAGAACGCGAACTGCTACGCAAAAACAGTGAGGCGGCGAGGAAGGATGCGGAGAGACACATTTTTGCTATGCGGCACGTATCCTACTACTCGATGCAGAAAAGATTTCTTATAGACTGTGAGCACGAATGCATGCCTGGATCTGATGCGAGTATGGATTACGAAAATAGCATCGACGCCGCAATTGCGAAGGGGGAATGATGAAAACTTGTCCTAAATGTGGATGCACAAAAATATATGGCCCATTCTATAAGCATGATTACCGTGGGCGAGAAAGGCTGCTTTATAAATG